GAGTCGAATGCTGTCTTTGTTGAGGAAGGTGCGAACGGCTTCTACATCGTGCCAATCGTACTTCTTGTTCTTCATGATTGCGGTGTCGATGTACGATGTCTCAACGAAATCAAGCAACTTCTCATACTTTGCTTTGAAATCATCGCGCTCGGATGCAGTGCGCTCTGCTTCCTCTTGTCCCTCTTGGTTTTTGGCTGTCAGATCGGTCTCGGCCTTATCGGCACGTTTCTTCTCTGCAATACGCGCCTTCTTCTCGGCATCAAGCTTCGTTTCAAGATCACGTAAGCGAGATTCGACATCACTACCATCATCGCCCGGTCCAGCATTTCCATCGCCAGGTTTACCAGTATCGCCAGATTGGTTATTGCCTTGGTTGCTTTGGCTTTCGTTCTCGCGTTCACCTTCACCGCCCCAGATTACGAACCATTCGGGCTGCTGAACCACGATATTCTCCTAGGTGATAGATGATGTTCTCGGAGCGTACCTCTTAGTGGACCGACTCCGCTGAAGTTATGCGGCCGGCATACCGTACTTCTTCTCAAAGAAGTCATCGAACTTACCAGACTCTAGTGCACTTGTGAAGTTATCCCACGACATCTCTTTACGTGTAACGTAACACATACATTGAGGGTGTGGCTTTGGTGGTACTTCGTCCTTCGGAAAATACTGTGTGTCGGCATACTTTTCACACAAATCTCCAGGATCAGGCTTGTGGACCTTGCTGAGGTGCCATTCCATCTGCTCCACCCATGGATCCTCCTGGGCCTGATCAACTGACATAGCATGGAAAGCGTTGTTTATTTCGCTTCTCCCGAGTCGCATCGCTGCGTAGCTTACGCCGCCTGGGACAGATGGTTTTATATCGTTACGGACCAAATCAGCCAGTTCTTTGGCGCTTGCTCCACGGGCCAGTGCGCTGTTGATCTTGCGATCTAATCGCCCGCTCTCCATCGCGCTAGTCCGGTACACCTGCGAGCTGAGTGGAAGCTTCGTCTTGGTTATACGAAAGATAGCTGCCTGGATGCCGTGGCGGGCTGAGAGGATGAAGCTCTGTTCCCATGCTTCACGCGCTTTATCATTCGGGAACAACACATCTAACACCTGCGCATCCTGCGCCAAAGCAGCCTTCGCTGCTGCTTCGGCAGCGTCCTGTTGTCCCGCATTGATAACTGGCACAAGGTCTTTGAACATTGTTTTGATGATCGTGCGTATTTCGTCCTTAACCAAGTTGAACTGGTATCGCTTCGTCCGATCACCAATGTTTGTCCTGTTCCACTTGTCGGCGGCCACGCCAGCATCATATTGCGCACGCTGCAACATACTTACGATCTTTGTGTCGTAAAGTTGTTGTACCGTAAGGTATTTCAGCAGCCAATTACTAGCAGCTGCTTGTGCATCCTCAGGCTGCGGAGCTGTCAATTAACTTAGCCTCATACTCGAAAACTGCTTTGGGAGTGACGATTACGTGGTGGAAGTTAAACCCGCGCTCGGCGAGTAACTGTATGCACGGTATATCATCACGACTAGGCACCTCAAGCCCATTCGGGTGCGAATGCCAGATTGCCTTAATCGTTGGATCGTGCAAGTTGAACTCCATGTCGTAACCCAGCTTGTGATCACCGGCAAATGTGTTGGGTAGCTCAACGATAATGTTGTGCTTGTGAATAAGCCCACAAGTCTCGTAAGGATATGCTGCAATCGCCATATACCGCAAGCAATCCTGCTCGTGTCGCGTAAGACTAGATGGATTAACACTACTCACATTTAGTTTCATGTTAGTGCTTTGGTCGAAGTGGAACCCTTTGGTAACTAGCACCTTTGCGATCAGGCAGCGCACGGTAAATAGCACCGCTAGCTGGGCCTAATTCATGGTGCTCGCCGGTGGCGTGCGCCTTGCCAATAGCCCAACGCCGCAGCTTTGGGTTAGCAAAGAACAAGCGTTGCTGAGCTTTTGATGCAAATGGTTTGTGTCCAGCAGCTGGCTGACCGGGTATGGTACCAGGCGGATAATGTCGGCCACTACCTTTGCGTAACCCCATGTTATCCTCGCTTTCTGGCCCGTGCTGCTCGCTTGCGGCCTGTTGCGCTGAATTTGGCCATCTTCTTAGCGCCGTACTTCTTGCGCCCAACGTAGGCAGCTAGCGCAGGACTCATGCCGCTTTTGGTTAACTTCTTGAAACGCCCACCGCCACCTGGCTTCATGCGCGCCTTGCCTTTTGCGGCCATTGTACCTCCTCACTTCGTGATTGGATGTGGAACTGTGATGTCGCCCTGATTACTCAGGAGAGTTTTGAAATCAGCAAATGAAATCCATGCCTCACCTGGAACTTTGCCATTCTCAGAGCCAGGGCACCACGTGTAACTCCACGAATTACGCATCAGGACAAGAGATTTACTGTACAAGATACCCCGAATCATGTACTCGTGCCCACCGGCAATATTGCCTGCTGCTATGGAATGAACGTGTATGACTCCGTTGGAATCTGGAGTAAACATGTTATGCGTCCATAACGTGCCAGCGATTACCGGCTGCGTAGCGATAGCTGCGCAGAACTGGTCCCAGGTAAAGCAGTGCGTATATGTTTCGATGTAACGAAATCGCTTGAGCGCCTTGGCTGCTCCTAAGCCAGAGCTACCTGTGTCGTCGGGCGGGTAACTACCGGAGATATTGTCGAGCTTAGTGGCTTCGCTATAGATCGTTACTGCGTCCTTCTCTGTAAGGAACGTGTCCTTGTGGACGATTGTGCGCATCTTGTCGAATGCGGCTGTGTTAACCAGTTGTGCCGCAGCATTTCCAGTGCAAGAGCCAATATTGCCCTGATCCAGGATACCCGATACATCTGGCCAGATAACATCTGTTAGCTTCTTTGGCGGAGGAATTGAAAAGTCGAAATTACGTGAACGCTCATCATGTTCGACGTTACGCCCCAATGGAAATGGTGTGTTGGGAACGGTGTCGATCTTGTTGATGACGATCTTTGCCATTTACGCTCCTAATTGCGTGAAATCTAGTGTCTGACCATTGTTTTGGAACGGACCTTGATCTAGCTGGCTCTGATCTATTGGGTTACCGAACTGATCCATCTGTTGTCCAATGGGATTGGGTGGAGCTGCTGCTTCTGCTATCTTCTGCGCATCCTCAAGGGCCTGCTTGAAGTCGGCATCTGCTAGGTCCCAACCAAATAGCTCATTAAGCCTGTCATACAACCACTCCACAGGCAGTGTGCTCGGTGCTTGGACCCAAATAGAGAGGTAATCCGCCAGCATTTGCGTCTTGTTCTTCGGCATAGGATCGCCAAAGATACTGTTGATTTGAACACCGTTGCGCGCTACACCCTCATAAATCTGTATCCAATCCAACAAGTCGTCTAGGAACTCATCTGCCACCTTTGCGATGGTTGGTTCCTTCTCTTTGTTGGCTGCGATAAGTGGGCCGAACTTCAGTGTTAACGCGATACCGCTTTCAACAGCAGCAACATCCACCATGCCAATCGCTACGTCAGGCACGCCCATAGCCTGCTGCATATTCTCGTCTAGTAGTGAGATGTGCTCGTGGAACGGTGTAAGCGTCGAAACTCCAGACACCCTACCAAAGTTGGCCCCAACGCCCACCTGAACGACAGCTCCTGGACCAATCTCCCACTCAACTTCGTTGCCGTTCTCGTCTATCGGCGGGCTGGCATCTGTCCAGTACACGCCCAGGCCTTGCGTGATAAGCGTCAGATCTTCATCGGTTGCAGATTGGTTGATAGCGTTGATAATTGATTCAACGCCAGCCAATTCGCTACTGCCGAAAGTGCTTCCAGGTGGCGGATTATTTGCCCAATGGAACACCGGAACATTTGTGATGATCGGGTCAAGTTCAAACGCAGGCGTGAGTGTCTGGATTTCCTCAAGCATCGGGTCAGCCACACGGTCATCCCATCGGCCTACCCGCCACAGACCTAGCTCAGAACTGATGCGGCCGGTGGGCCTGCCGTTATCGTCTAGCACACGCCGGTACGTCTGCCGCCGGACAATCCACTCGTCGCTAGCGGCTTTCGTCTGAATGCTGTTGTTAGGGTTGCGGATAACATCTACAATGTGGCAACCGATTACTTCACCAGTGATAAAGTCCTCAATCGGGAAGTAGTGCTCTGGCCTAAGCTCATCGACACGTATGCGCTTGCCCGGTTGCTCCCAAGGGATTGCCCGAATGTGTAGCAACGCATCACCTTTGATGAGCATGTACCGCTTCATCTGGTTAAACTTCTGTGCAACCGATTGATTCTTGAACAACGCCTGCATCGCTGCCTCAAGAACCTGTGTGTCTACTT